GCGTGTACAATGTACACCGGGTCACAAACGCTAGCTTCACAGTTATGTGTGGACCGGATAACCCCCCAGTCCCCTATTAGGATTTCTCCTAGTCGGTGTCTAGATATTCAATTGTTTGTAAACTTCTATAACCATCTGACTTCTGAACTTGGCAATAAGATCCCTCTTATTACCAAAGTAAACAGAAGTATATGGTAGAGGTAAATACTCACACGGTAGTATCTCTGGTAGGTCGTCCGGATCAGTCATGAAGATAGAGTTTAGGGCATCGCCCATACTCTCTCCTCGCTGATTTATGTCCACTACAACTGGATGAACGTTCTCAATGAGACCGTTTCCTAGCTCTAATAAACTGGACGGAACCAGTATACCCCAGGTTTCGAATAAGCTCCCAATGTCTTTATTAGACATCAGAAACTTATCGAGACCTTCCAGTTTCTTTTGAAGGAGAGAAAATCGATAACTTTTAACTTTATGTTTAAAGTCCTCAATTTTTAATTCCGGAAAATCGGTGGTTACCCTGTAGGGGCCACCTAGTCCTGAATGTTTCTCCCAAAGAAGAACGTCAAGGTAAAGGGAATGCTTAAGGGAAAGGCACCCCGGGAATAAATTCCGGCTCTGAGGTTGAGGGAACGATCTGTCCTTTAACACGTTGTCAAGGTCTAACCACCCCATAAGGGTATTAGCCTTGTCTAACACGTTAAATTTTAGACCAGTTAACTCTGTAGAATCTTTGGAAATTCGCTTTGCGAACTCAAAGTATCTACCATCCTCGCTTACAAAAGATTTTCCAAGGTTTATGTCTACACCAAGTGTATTCATGACCTTTTGGTATCTTTTGGCCACTTTAGATTCCCAGATGACAACGTCATCACCGAGGACTGCGTAAGATCTAAAAGGTCTGAGACCTTCTAGATAAGCGCAATACTCAATGATGGCGTGATGTGTTAAAGCGAATACGGCCCACGAAGACATTAGTCCGAGTGGTTGACCGCATCCCCATTTAACATACCCATCTGGGGATTTAAAACGACGTTGAGTCAGAACATTTGCCCAGGCCCCACTAATATGTTCTCCATAAACATGTTTAAGAATTTCTTCTTGATATGCTATTGGAAACCTATCAGTGGCCGACGAAAGGTCGAAACAGTAAGTATGTTTTCCAGAGGAGAGCAATTGAATTCTTTCAAATTGCTTTCCTTGTGAATACGTACCATCTGTTTCCATCCTTCGAAGGATATTCATGATTTGATCATGTATTGGCCTAAGGATGTTTTGAGACCAATAATCCCCTATGGCGATGACTCTAGTTTTACCGCCCCCCTCTTGGAGGAGAGCGATTTTACCAGTTTCATAATCCATATCGGGGACCTCTTTAGCATTATTTTCCATCATTCTGTATATCCATGAGTTACCAGTGTTCACTGATAAAGCATAGAGTGCAGACTGAAGGGAATAATGCGAAAGAACTGCACGGGCATCGTAGTGTGCGGTGGCTATAGACGGTCCATTTGGACCTTTCTTTAGTGCACCGAACACTCTGTCCGTGCGTTTTGGTCTTATCCCATTAATCCTCAATCCTTGTGTCCATTTATGACAAAAACTAGAGAATTTCTCTAAATGTTTATCATAACCTGGAACTGGACCTTCTGTAATAACAGATTTATCCCATTGAGGTTTCACAATTATAGATTCATAAAATCTACAGATTGTAAGACCACAACGGATAAGCCTGTTATCATTAGAGAGGATGAGACCTTTGAGAGCTTTAAGCTCCTTAGGAAACCCATCTTTATCTATCTTACAGAAAGGGATTTCTGTGTGAGGGTGTCCCAGCACTATTTCATGTGCTCTTCTATGAAGAGACTTGAAGTAACGTGCTGAGGTCACTTTTCCTTCATTTCTTATTTTCTTAGAAATTGAGGAATTATACCTCTGAGAAGCTTCCAAAACATGATTGAAATCAGCATTAGACATCGACATATAGGCGCATAGCGCTTGTATCGTATGTTCTAATCTTTTCTTAATCATTTGTTAGTTTCTTGATAATGCTCTCCCGTCACCGGTGCCTTATAGAAAGGCTAACGTAAGGAAATCTCAGAGAGATGACCGTAGTATTACAC